AGTTACAGATATATCTTCGGTAGGATATGAAGGATTCCACACTATTAAAGATACCCCGTTAGTAGTAATACCACTATTTTCAGTTACTACACTTTTTACCCCATCTATAGATAATATTTGATCAGTTATAACCCCAGGGTTAATAGTAGGACCTAAAGTAGCACTTGCCGGATCAAAATAAGTCGAAAATATAGTTTTAACTTTGTCTTTTATAACTGAAGGTACTACTTTAGCATTATCGTTTAAAGTTATAATTAAAGTAGAACTAGCTACATCGGTTAAGGTTAATTGTTGATATTGAGAGCCTACTGAAACAGCTTTATACACAGGGTCCATTATAATGACCTGAGAAGTAAGCATTTTTTTATCTTCTACGTTAGATATAATGAGTTGTTTTTGAGCAGGGGTTAAATAGCTAACGTAATTAACATTTAAGAGTTTAGTCGCTTTAGGTAAAGCGTAAACATAAACATTATTAAAGTTACAACTATCTGCAAAGTATACTTGATTATAAAGTACTCTATAATCGCTGCCTGGGTTAGTTAACCCTATGTCATACAAATACTTAATATGATTAGTGATATAGTTATTGTTATTATAAACCTTTACGTCGTTTATTATATTAGCAAAAGCTGATTTAATATATGACACAAAATCATCTGGGGTAACTAAACGAAACTGAGATTTAAAAGAAGCAGGGGCATATTTGCGAATATTATCTACACTTTCTATAGGGGTATAAGAAGTAGATAAATTATCATTAATATAATTTAATGTAGTTATATTCGCATCAGTTAAAAGAGTTAAATCTGAACTTATAACATTACCCGCAATTTGATTAAACTGTACTGTGTTGTAAAGAGCTGATTGTCGACCGTTAATGGCCCCGGTTCCTACTTCGCCAGTAGAACCTAAAGTTTCTAAGTAATAAACCGCAACAATATCGTTAAGTTTTAATTGACGACCGTTTATATTGTCTCCGAACTTTAATTCGTAATTTTTATTTTCATTAAGTCTAGCTTCAAACTTAGTAGCTGTAGCGTTTTCCAGATATAAAGATTCAGTACGAGTCCATTGTACCCACAGGCCAGTATCAATATCTTTAACATATACGTCTATATTGAAATGATCTATAATATTATTACTACCTGGTATAACGAACACTATTTCGTTAGATTCCCCTCTTGCAGTATATAGTGGATACTCAATATATTTGCCCTGATACAAGAGATATTGATTACTAATTTCAGTTAAAGCTTGAGTACCAGTAATAGTTTTAGTGAAAGTAACATCAGTATTAAACGAATAAGGTACGTTACCCGCTCTTATATACGTATAACGCGGTATAGTATACGTACCTATTCCTAATTGAAAAGTAGCTGATACGGCAAAACTTAAAGTGGGAGACTGTGCACCAACAGGCGAGTAATTTAAAAGTTTTACTATACGATTCATATTTTCGTATAGCTGAGCTTCGCTAAACATTGAATCAGTTGCGGTCTGATTCATATAGTACATTAAAGTATGAAAAGAATAAGATACTATATTGTTTATAGCATTAAGATTTGAACCCTCGTAAGCTTGATCAGTAAATAAACCGCTGTTTGAGAGTTTAGCGCGTATAAATTCTTTTAACGAAACAGCATCAAATGCAACGTATTCGTTTTTACCTATATTAAGATCTGTTGAATCTGATGCTGTATTCATTTTATGCTAATAGAGAAAATCCTTCTCGGTTTAATGTTCCAACTACCTGTACGTTTTTGTTTAAAGATGGCACAGAAATACTTAATGTAATAGTATACATTTGCTCATCAGGATTTACTTGTACGTTTACATTCTGCACTCTTATTCTAGGTTCATATAAGGATACATCCTTTACTATTTTAGCGCCTATAATACGAGCTATAGTAGAAGAAGCAGGCTCAAACAAATACTGTAGTAAATTTAATCCGTATTCCGGGTTTAATAAATTTTGACCAGGTAAAGTATTGAATAAAGTTACAACAGAGTTTTTTATAGCGCTCATGTCGTAATCAGCTTTAACGTCATTATCTATTGGATTAGTGAAATCTAAGTGTAAATCAGAATATAAATACTTGTTAGTAGTTACCTCTGGTTTCTTGAAGACGTTAAAATTAATACTTGCCATTTTTTAATACTTAGGAATAGATGGTAAAAACCATAAGTAATATTACATAATTTATGAAGAATAGTAAATTCATTCCGCTATATGAAACAATCTATAATCGCTTTAAGCAAGGTAGCGGATTCTTAGAAGGAGATGTAGTTAAACTAAAGTCTAACTTTAAGTCTTCTGAAGGTTATAAAGCTTTACCTGAGACTATAAGACAGCGTCTAGAAGATATTTCCAATTCAGGGTACAATCTTCGACTCGGTAGATTACATTCCCCACACAACCAGTACGGTTCTTATGGTCATCTTAATCTACCTGCTACTCATGCTGATCTTTATCAAGAAGTAGCGCCTGGTAACTTCGGCAATCTTGTCACAGTTCCTTTAGATTTACTCGAAGAAATCGATACCGGGGTAAATCTTCCGCCAGTATCTCCAAAAAATAAGCGTACTGCTAATGAAGCTCCTTATCAAAAGCCTACTAAGAAAGGTACTAATAAGGATCCAATGACTGATGAGCAAACAAAAACGGGTGAAAATCAAAACTATGCTCCAAAGGGAGATTATGATTTAGCTACTAAAAATAAAAAGCTTCCTAATTCAAACGATTACGATGACGAAAAACCTTCTAAGTTTAAGCCACTCGAGGGTAATCAAGCTAAACCAAAAACTCTAGAAGAAGCTTATGCTACAATATGGAATGAAGATGTAGCTGTAGCTGCTCCAGATGTTACAGAAGGTAGCGAAAAGCTTTTACTCGGTAAAAGACAAAAAGTTACTGAGGATATGGTAAAGCCAGAATGCTGGGATAGACAGAATCAAACAGCTATTGGAGAATGCTGGAATGAAGACGGCTCCTTAAAAGATGAATGCTGGTCTAATAGATCCATGAACGAAGACGAACAAATGGATTCGTCTTACGCGGCAGAACCTAAAGAGCTAGAAGGTACACAATCTGAAATTAGTACTTCATATAGTCTACCCCCACCAGAAGAAATGGAAAAAATGAGCGATGCGCAAGTTTTACAAGCGTTTCATAGACTAGGTAAAACTTTAGATAATATGGAACCAGCCCAAAAAAATTCTAAATTTGCACAAATAGTCGGAGATTATGTGAAAAATGTTAGCCCAGAACTACTGCAACGCATTAAAGACTTAAGCCATAGAAATAAATCTAGCAAAACTGACTCAATGCAATAAGACAGCTAAAGAAATTAATTTCTTGGTCCATTACTAAAGTACTTTTATAAAGACTATCCGAGACTTGCAGCAATGCAAGTCTCTTTTTGTCTTCAGGTATAGAGCTTTTATATACTGTATTAAACAGGTCTTTAAGTAACTTAGGATAGTCATTACCAAATGTTTGTTCACTTCCTATAACAAACCTACGCAGAGACATTAAGTCTTCTTTATTAATAATTTTCTCTAGTATCTCTTGCGCAAAGGCTTCATTATTAATAGTGTCCTTGATACATAGCTTACCTTCAATAACATTGCGCTGTACAAAATTAATAATTCTGCGTAGATCGGGATAGTTATAGCGAATAACTTCTTTTAGTCTTTCAACCTGTTCACCATCAAAAATAATCTTTTCATTCTGTAGAATATAAACTATTCGCTTAGCATACTCTTTAATAGGAGCAGTAAAATCAGTAAAAACTTGACAGCGAGATTGAATGGGCTGAATAATACGGTGTAAATAATTACCAGTGAGAATAAAACGGGTATTACCGGCGTATTCTTCCATAACATTACGCAAAGCTCTCTGACCTGCATCTGTAAAGTTATCGAACTCGTCCAGAAAAATAATTTTAATTTTTCCGTCAATGCTCTTAGTTTGCGCAAACGATAGTATAGAAGTACGTACTTCGTCAATACCGTTCTTTTCGCTAGCGTTAATGTATAGGTACTGTGCATCTAAAATTTCATTGATAATAACCTTTGCTAAAGTAGTCTTACCAGTACCTGCATTACCGATCAGAAGCATATTAGGTATTTCTTGCTTCTTTCTACACTCTTCAACAAAAGAACGTAGAGTATCAGTAAGAACCATATCGGCCAGACTAGCTGGCCGATATTTCTCTACCCAGATATTTTTAAGCTGTTCGTCGATAGACATTATTTTTTATCAGACGAGCCAAAGCCTTTTTCGCCTCGGGCTGACTCTACTACTTGATCGGTCCATTCGACATCAGCCTGAATAAGCGGGTAAACAATAAGCTGTGCAACTTTATCTCCGGGCTTAAAGGTTTGATCTTCACTACCGTAGTTATAAAGCTTAATACCCATATCTCCGCGATAAGGATTATCGATGATACCGAAATGAGGAAAAATATGTCTCTTAAAGCCTACTCCAGAGCGACCTTCAACCCGGATCCAATAACCTGGCGTGATATAACCAAGCTTAAGTCCCACGGGCGCAATAGCCCAGCCTTTAGCGGGCACAGTTACCTCTTCTACAGAAGTTAAATCAAGACCGGAATCTCCTACATAGGGGTCGTTATGATTACATTTAGGTAATACAGCTGAGTTATGAGTTTTAACAAATTTAATTGTAACAGGGAACATGGTGTTATAT